ATACCATATTATTTTTATTTGTCAATGGTATATTATCGGGCAGAACCAGACATATCATAAATAAATTTGCCAGTTCTTATAGCTTCCATAATTTGATCAGAAGCTTTTTCGTACTGTTGCGGTGTCATTTTCGCAACTTGTGACTCTGTAAATGCACCGTCATTGCTGTTCACATCAGGTTCGCTACGACTAGTGCGGCTGTTTACTGAACGTGCAGCGTCTTTAGTGCTTGCAGGTTTTTTTGTAGTAATGTTCATATCTGCTTTATATAGATCAATTGCTCTACTTGCAGAACGAGCATCAGTATCATTATCATATAGTGCCTCTTGTACCCACTTAGGCTGTTCTTCTGCCCAGTTATGGAACTCGTCACTATCTCTTATTTCACCAAAATCAGGATGAGCCTTCATAAGTTCTACTTCTGCTTTTTCTCGTGCAGTTGCAGTTTTCATTTCTTTTATTTCTTTTTTAGCGTCTTCAAGTCCTTGTGCTTCTTCACGTGCTTTTTTAATTGCAATTGTTTCTACAATACCTGCTACGTCAGGATATTCTTTTGCCCAAGCCTCAATGTCTTCATCAGATTTTGGTAGCTTAATCTCACTTTTAGTAGACTCTGCTAACTGTTCTTCTAAAGTTTTAATACGACTTTCATATTCTTTTTCTTTTGTTTGTTGATGTCTACGTAAATCACCATATCGTTTCTTAAAACTTTTTTCTTCTGCGTTAGTGGGTTCAGGCTCTTGTGCCTCTACCTCTGGTGTTTTTTCTTTTTCTTCAAGTAACTCTTTTAGTTCTTTTTCGTCTTGTTCTATACGATCTGAGTTAGCACTTTTTCTATCTACAAATGCAACCTTTTTAGGAGTGATTACTTCTCCTTCTACAGCAGTAGTATTCATTATAGTTCTTTCTTTCTAGGGCCACCGTAGCCATGTTGGATGGGGGATGGGTAGCTAGTCATATTGGTGGTTAATTATTTTGTTCTACTTGCTAATCCACCTTTAGCAAAACCTCTTGTTACACCACGTTGCATATCTCTTACAGCACTTTCTGTTCTATCCATAGCTGCTTTTCCTGATGCAGTAGATGTTGCCTTTTTACCTGCGTCACTTGATTTGTATCTATCTATATCTTTTTTAGCTTTATCACCTGCATCTCTAAGTCTTTTTTGATAATCTCTTCTATCTTTTCTGTCTTTAGCACTGGTATCTTTTTTAGGTTTATCATCAGATACACTAGATAGATACCTTTCTATATCACCTTCTGTAGGTAAACTTCCTGTACCTAATGCATTAATTGTTCCTGAAAATCCTAAGTCTTCACTATCTTCTGCTCTTTGTTTTTGAGTTATAAGATTAGATAACTCTGGGTCATCACTAGTATACTGACTTATAAAATTCATCAAACTTTCATAAGCATTTGTAGTGCCTCGTTCATTTATAGTTAAAGCATTTGCTAATGGTTGTACTATACCTTCTTTTATTTGAGTTAAACCTGGAAGTGTATCTCTTTCAGTTGACAATCCCTCTTCTCTAACACTAGCAGATTGTACTGCGCCAAATACTTCATCTGCTTTAGGTGCTATATCTCTTTCTGGAGGTGTTATATCACGAACAGGTTGAACTTTTACTGGAGGTGTTATATCACGAACAGGTTGCACTTTTACTGGAGGTGTTATATCACGAACAGGCTGTACTTTTACTGGTGGTGTTATATCACGAACTGGTGTTGGATCTCTATCTTCAGCTAACACTTGTTTAATATTTTCTTCAGTTTCTTCAGGTGTTTCAGATACATTGTCAATTGCAGCTACCTTCTGTATTACTTCTTCTTTTTCACCTATACCTAATGCCTCTGCAATTGGTTTAATGAAACCGCTTATGGCTTGAGATATTATACCTTTACCTTCTTTAGTTGTCAACCTAGTTTTTATTTTATTTAATGAATCTATCTGAGCTTGACTTTGTGCGCTGCCTATCTTATCATCTAACATAGATATAACTTTATTCTTTTGCATTTTATTAAAACCTGCAAAAGCTGCACCTAACATTGGATTAAGTGCTGCTACTACACCTGTGCCAATATTACCAAAGGTAGATATTTTATTTGCTTCATCAATCCACATCTGCATACCTGCTTCAGTAGTTGTGTCGATACCACTAAAACCACCTGCCTCTTGAAATGGAGAACGTCTTATTTGTCTGCTATCACTGCCACTATCTGTTGGAGTAGTTGGTATAGCCTCTTCTGTTTCTGTTGGTGTGTCTTCAGGTAATTCACCCTCTGGATAAAAACCCACAGGAATAGGATACAAAGGTTTACCATCAGGACCAAATGGTATAAATCTTACCTTGCCCTCTTTGTTTACATATCTTTTAACATTTGAAAAGTCTGTATCAGGTAAAGTTGTATCAAAGTTTTCTATATTTACTGGTGTAGTTTCTACACCTTGATCTACAAACTTAGGAAAATAGCCACCATTACTCATATTAACTACACCACCCTGTGCCATCTCTTTAGCTTCTCCTGCAACTATAATAAGGTCAGCCATATCAAAAGGCATATCATCTGGCATTGTGGCTTCTTCGTTATTACCCATTTGACCCATAGCTTCCATCTGTTTCAAACCCATTTTAGCATCTTGTCTTAAACGCATTAGATTTTCTAAACCTATATAACGCACAACGTCAGCAGGAAAAACAAACTCACCTTCACTTAACATGGCAGGTATATCGTCACGTACTTCTTTTTTAGTAGAGCCAACAGGTACATCATTACCAGATACAGGGTCTACAGAACCACCCTCATCTTTTAAACCACCTTCGTTAAATAGTTCCATTTGTTTTTCATACATTTTTTAGTACCTCATCTCTAAGTAGTTTAAGTCTACGTAATTGATATACTGCACCTTGTGCTCTATGCATTACAATAGCATTGTCTGTTTGTTCCATTATTCGATGTTGATCATTTATTAAAGTATCTAAATACTCTTCAAAATTATGCCATTGGGGGTGGTTGTTGACCAACCCCTTGAGCTTGTTGAGGTGCTCCCTGTCCTGCATTTCCGCTAAATCCTTGTTCCTGTGGTAATGGTGCTTGACCTACGCCTATTGTTCCACCACCTGCTCCTGATGTATCCATTGGGTTAGCTCCTGCAGGAGCACCCTGTTCTGCTTGTTCTGCTTGTTTTTCTTGTTGAAACTGTTTCATAAGTTCAGCTTGTATAACAGCATCATTCATATTGTTGGTAACTTTATCAGGGTCAAGATCAAGAGACTTTGCAATCTCACGAATAATATATTGAAACTTAGCAAAGGGTGCAAGTGCAGGGTTAGATGATACTTGCAAGAACTGCATAAGTCTTTGGCTGCGTACTTCGTTAGCCATAAGAGATTCTGTTCCACGTGCCTTAACTTCTAGATCACCTTTAATTTCAGGGTCATAGTCAAACTGCATGTTAAATTGAAACAGCCCCTCTCCTAATGGGCGTAATAAATAATCATCTACATTTTTAATAACATTTTTAATTGTACCACTAGCTGCACCCATTAGCATACTAATACCACTGGCAGTTCTACCTACACCTGTGACACCTGTTTGTCCATGTGCAAATGAGGGAAAGCCTGTAGATTCGTCAGCTAATACTCGTGCCTTGTCAAATAACTGTAAGTTCTCACCTGCAACGTTTGGAAACTTAGTGCCAAAGATAGCTTGCCCTGGAGCACCACCTTGTCTTCTAAATACTTTCCCTGGATATACTGATAGGTCTTGGCCTGGAACTAAGTTAGTTTCATCTACCTCTATCAACAGGTTGCCTGACAGTACAGCATTATCTACAGCCATACGCATAAAGCCATTCATTAGTGTCTGTGTATCGTCCATGTTTTCTGCAATACCTACACCAAAGAATGAGTATGGGTTTAATTCATATGGTGCAGCCATGTACGGAATACGTGCAGGT